TATAAAGTTTCATGCCAGCAAGCATGAAAGATTCATTCAGTCCCCTTCTTGTCCCCTTGCTCTTGTATTGAGATACTGCTCTGATAATTTGACCACGCCACCTTGTTGGATCATCGCTTTTAAGCTTCAAATTGAAAAAATTTGAAAGATATGGAAGCAATGGCTCTGAAAGAACATTTGGATCTTGGAGATCAACTATTTGATTAGCAAGATTTTCAAGTGTTGTAAATCCAAGAGCAACAGATTTATTGAATCTATCAATTACAATTGGCGTGAGATCATCATCAGAAATAGTTGTCTTAAACATTTCTGGAGTATACTTTTCCAAAAGTGTTGTGTATTTATCTGGATTTGTAAAATGTGTTGGTATACTGGTTGTTACTGTAGTATTACCAGAAAGATTGAATTTAATATGCGATGAAAGAGTGCTTCCTCCAGCAAGAGGAGTCCACTTCCAACAAACAAAATAGTCTCCTTCTCTAACTCCCTTTGGTTCCCAGTAATATTCAAAAAGACCTATTGTCGTCTTGTTGTTTGAAACAAAAGGATAAACTGAATTGTTGCTGTCTTCTAGGGCTGTATACCACATGCCGCTTGTTCCAGCAGTATAGCTCACATCGCTAAGATCGAAATCAACTGAAAAAGAATTACTGTTAATATAGGTTATCTTGTACTCGCCATCAATTGGAGGAACAGAATTGCTGGCATAAATATTTATAATATCGCCGTTCGACAAACCATGACTTGCAGATGTGATAACAGTTGGATCTGCCTTACTTATTCCAGTGATAACATGACCAGTAAACCATGCTGGATCAGTTGCTGTCCCAACAATTTTTACAGGACTAGCTTCTGTAAAATAGAAAGAATTTGTACTTACAACTATGTCTGCATTCGTTCTTGCATTTTTTGCAATAGTTATATTTTCTGCTGTTGGATTTGAACAAGCGATAGCTTCAAGTTTATTTGCCAATTCAACCTTGACAGGATCATAAATGCCCTCAAGGTATTCACTTGTTTTTGGACTTGAAAAATCCCTCTCAACAAAATAAATTGTTAAATTATCAAATCTATACGGTAAAGCAGGAAAACACCCATTTGAATCAGGAGTGTAAAATGTAAATCTAACCGTATCAGTAATTGATGGATTATTGTTATAATCGACTGCCACCACATCGCTCCTTACTCAAATGTGAAAGTAATATTGGTCACATCTGGTCTGATAATCTCAAAGAACCTTGAATTTACTATGTTGCCGCCATTGTTGGGATTGTCAGTAGTAAAAGTAATATCAATGTTTGTTATTTCTTTCAAATCTGACAATGTCTTTGTGATGTCAATTTCTCTAAGCTGTTCTCCAAATTCCCAATTGTTAATTGCAAAGAACTGATCAAGCCTTCTTTTTATCTTAACCCTAAACTCTTCTTCAAATTTCCTATACAACCTGTTCATTACGACATCGACACTTATATCTACGGCAATGATCGATCCATTTCTTATACAAACAAAATCAGTGATCATTTTCACATTTTCAAGATATTTTTCTAAAGCAACTTTTAGATCTGAACTTGCTTCCTGCAAACCATCCAATCCATTTCTTGCCAAAACATAAATATCAACAATATTACCAGAACAACCATGATTTCTCAAAACAACAGTTGATTTTCCAATCAATCCTTGATATGGAGTTGCAAACTGATCTGTCAGTGTTTTATAATCAAGACCAGTTACTGCCCTGTTCTGAGACCTAGTCCATGCTGGTAATTTATTCCTAATATCATCAATAGTATCGCCATCATAGCCATATTCGCCTTTTGTGTAATTTCTTAATACTACAGGAATTCCATAAGGAATTCCTGCAATACTGATAATTGCCTGCTTTTCAATTGTCCCACTGACAATGTTTCCTATTGTCCCACCACCTTGACGATAAACAACCTGAATTACGCTTCCTGAACTAGGAATAAGACCAGCTATGTTGTTTCCAAAAATAACAAAAGCTGTCCAAGTTGAATCATACTCAACACGATACTCTCTTCTAGGCTGCGAATCAGTAAAATATGGAACTTGATTCCATTTCACACCATCAACATAAACCATTATTGAATCAAATATGACAGGAGTGTTGGCAAGAGTAATTGTTTGACCTACAGTGCCAGTACCGGGAGTGTTAATTTTTCTTGTTTTACCTTCAAGGCCAATAACACTGGCATTAACAATATTACCAGCTGGAATTATTATATCTTGATCAAAAATAGGATTGTTATCAGCGTCAGCAGGATAAAGCTCAATTGTAATAGACTGGCCTCCAGCATTGACTGAAACATCAAAAGGAGCAGGAATGGGAACGTCTTGAAGAATCGAATTGTTTAGATTTGCAGTCCATAATGATCTGGCAGCAATAGGAGGCTGAGGATCAAAACCAACCAATCTAGCAAGCCTAAAAGCATTCTCTACTTCTGTCACAGTATCAATAAATATTTCATTTGCTATCTGATCCATTTTGAAAGATAAAGTGTCAGCTAAAAATGACCAGTTCTCAATCAACATGACTGCAATAGAAGATTCAACAAAATCCGCAAAATCTGTACTGAATTTCTGCCTGACATATTCAATCAAACGAGTCTTCATGCTCCAAAAGTCTTGGTTGGTATAGTTCAAATTGAAGATACTAGGCGTAGTAATCAGTTGCGACTGAGTATATGGCGTAATATCGAATGGACAGCTATTGTTTGTCGCCATTGATTCTCCTTTTATGCTAACGGAATTTCTAAAACCAACTGTTGTATTTCTTTAATATTCTGCGGATCAACAAAAATAATTTTCACTGACAAAATATGTTCTGCTTCTGATCCGTCATCATCATTATTGAGTGATGAGGAATCTATTTGTGAAGTTACCTCTATATTTTTAATTGCGATTCTTGGTTCCCACTTTGCGATTGCATTGCTTATGACAGATCTAGCCTGAGATTGTAAAGTTATATCATTCTGTTCAAACAACAACTTTTTTAATGGAGTTCCAAATTCTGGAATCATTACCCTTTCACCGGGATTAGTCATCAATAGACAAAGTAAATCAGATTTAATCTGGCTAACACCTGTCTGTGGATACCAATATCCTCTAGGGGTTTTTCTCGTTGGATAAGGTAAGCCTTCAAAATTTGTCATATTAACCTGCTGCTGGAGTTGTTGGTGGAGTAGTCTTTGGAGGATCTTTGAAGAAAGGCTTCAATTGGAATATACTCAAAATTGATGCATCTGGTGAACAACTTGCAAAAACACGATCACTTGCCCTAATCGCACCATCCTTCAAAACACAAATAGGAGCTAAACAAGCAGATTTCTCAGCTTGTTTTAATTTTTCATCAGGAGTTCCTTCTGGAGGAGGACAGTCTCTGCCAGCTAAAAGAAGTATCTTATCTTTAGCTATAAACAAATGACTTCTTTCTGTAACATTGATGTAAGCATCTTTGGCATATACTAAGTTATACTTAGTAATATATTGAATTGAACTTGCTGGTGCTTCTTCTTCCCCAACAACTGTAACATGATCATCAACAGTCATACAGTAATAATTTCCAGCCACTCTCAAAAAAACCAATCCCGAAGAATTACCCGGAGCATCTTGGAATCGCATAATATGCGGTCCCTTTGTGTTTTGTTTGTTGGGAGTGAAAATTTGAATGTTTTGAGTTTCAGATTTGTCACCCTGATTATAATCATCATTGAAACTCATCTCAAGACCATAACCAGTCCTTATCTTAACAAAAGCTTTCTTTGCCTTTGCAACAGGAACTCCACCTTCTACACGACATGGTCCGCATTGTTCATTTCCCTCATCGCACATTTGAATAGTATGGTTGCTTGTGCTTTGAAGAATGATTCCTCTTTTTTCACCACCTGTGTTTGGAGGACATTCGCTACATTTTGGCTTAGATTCTGTATGATCATTTAATTCAATTCTATTGCCACTTGCAGATTTAATGCGAATGAAATTGTCTTCACCTCTTAAAGCATCATTTTCATCACCTGCTTTTCCTTCAACATCACTCATTTCTATCTGATGTCCAGTGGCTGATTTCCAATAAGTTCTTCCAACATATTTATTGTTACAACCAAAATCAAATTCTCTTTCCCATGTTGGAGAACCACTTGGCTCTTCAACAGAATCATCCATTACAAATGTATGACCTGAAATTGAATGAAACTGAATTCCACTCTGAGGAAGATCTACAGAATTATTCTGCGGAGTAGGTGATCCTCGATAAGGACGACATTCCTGCCTATGCTTGAAATAAGGATTAGCACCAACTTGAGAAGGATAAGAATATGTTGTGCCGGGAGCTCCTGTTCGAGGATGACCACCAATAATTTTTTGATTGCTTCTCTTTTCTTCACATGCGTTTTCTTCCTTTTTCTTTCCAAACCTTGGTGATAGGCTTGCAGTATTAGTGCTTTCTGCACCTCCTTCATCACAGGTTACGTCTCCATCCTTAACAACACCTCCACAATCTACATTTGCCCATTGACCAGCATAATGCATATGATCATCTTTTAACATTATCCAGTTTCCACAACTGGACATAATTTCAAATCTTTTCCATTTTCGATTACATCTTGGGTCGCCATCAACCATCTTGATCATGTGTTTTTCTGGAGTCTTGAATCCATATATGTTTGGATATGTAATTAATCTTTGAGCTTCTGGATTACTACTAAAATCAACTGCTGATGTTAAATCAAAGCCATTATAATTTTCAGTGTTCCAAGGAGGAAAAACTTGAGATCCATCATCAGGACCAACTAAATAACCCTTTCTTCTACCTTCCCAAATTTTATAATATTCATCAATATTATAACCCCATACATGCTTGCCGTCTGGACCACGATTGCGATGCCATGTTGTCCCGATATAATATGGAGCACTTCTATTACCATTCTCAAACATAATGCAAACTGTTGAACCAGCAGGAGGAACCCAAGTCATACCACAATCATCAAAACCTCCCATATTACTTACTGCATTTGCCCAAGGCAATTGCTCAACTTTCATTTGAGGTGTATGAAACAAAGGTGAATAAAATCTGATTCTGTTCTGCTTCCAAATGTCAACAGTATCAATGCACAAAGCTGTATACATGCCATACTGCATTTGCGATTGATCAACAACTGTCCCTCCTGATGTTATTTCACCTCTGACAACTTCACGCATGTCATAAATCATACCTCCCATCTGGTTTTCGATGGTTTGTATTCTTTTTTCGATAGCCCTAAATTGATTGCAAGTTACTAAACTCATTTTTTTAACCTTTATAATGCGCTCGCAGCCGGAGCATCTACAAAATTCTGTTCCTTACTACCACATCCGTTGCCTCCAAGACTTGAATCGAAATCCAAATCAACATTTGGAACTGGAAGATTCAGTTTTAATGTAGTTGTATAACTTCCATTTGAAATATTGTGATTTACAGCCTTAACAAGATATCTTTTATTGCTTAACATTGTATTGCA